ATACCACAGACATAATTCTGTTTGTTAGTTGTTCTTTTAATTCTGGATTATCTTCTAATCTCTTTTTAACCATACCTTTTAACAACGCTTTAGTTTCATCAGTGTGTTGATAACCAGTAGTGGACACTCCACCTAACGTCATGTTGGAAAGATTGTCCAAACCGTAAAACTTAATTTGTTCTTCTTCTAGTTGAAAAGCTTCACTTTCAGTTAAGTTGCCTTTATAGATTTCAACACTGTAACCGTGTTTTTCTACGATATGTTTCCAGTGTTTATTTCGGGACTTTTTCACCCAAGCTCTTCTTTTCTTTCCCTTGCCTACATAAAACACTGAATTGTCATCAAGGCGTCTATGTAAATATACGTAGTATATGGGATTACTGTCATAAGTTCCTAGAACTTCTATTTCTTTCATATGTCATCCTAACATTCCACTGTAGAACAATCAGCAGGACGGTGGATAATCGTCTTTTCGGTCGGCCAACCTAGCTGTTGCTTAATTTTATTAATCCGCGTTAACCATTTTCAAACTAAACACAGGTGCGTTATTTTGTTGAATCTCAACACCAGCTTCTGCGTCATCTTCACCATCGTACAAATCAAGCACTAATCTTCTGTAATTATCCAGTAAGATAGTAGCAGCTTTTAATTGATTTTGATGACTAGCTTCTTCGTTTTTCATAACTGCCGCTGCAGTGATAATAGCATCAGAGATAATGGGTTTGATCTTACGCAGTAAGGTAACAAGCTCTTTATCTTTTAGCTGACGGTTAGTCGGACGATCAAGCATATTTTCTTTCTTGGGTCTTCCTTGCAGGTTGCCACTTTGACCTTTATTCCATGTCATATATTTCCTTAATTATTAGTCCTGATTACCGAATTCAGGGATAGCGTTTCGTCCTATCGGCTCATCAACTCACGTTGTAATTTATCTAATGACTTGGCGGTCATTAGTCAAGGGTAGATAGCCCTCGTGTTACATTGCTTACAATCAACAATGGACGCCCGGAGATTGCTCTCCTAACCTTAACATCAAAGGTCACCAAGGTAGGTTTGGTATCGTCCTTTGTCTATGGACAGTGGACAGTATGTGGTGGGCACTTCTGGTAACGATCCAGACGAGCTATAGTAGCGCTGGTTTTACAGACCAGACCGTCTCCTTAACGGTATACGTACCCTAATGTTTACCAGCCGGATTTACTTCTTGCTTCTACCTCGAAAGGGTTATCAAGATATCCGTATTTTAGCTGGTAATAAAAATATTTAATGATCCATTTAATAGCACCTAAGCGCTTAATCTGATCTATGTGTACAAGCTCATGATTGAGTAAAGCTTTGTATTGAATTCCGATTCTATCGCTTCTGATATGGATAGTTTTCCAAGGCATTGTAATAGCACCGTAATTGAACTTATAAAGAAACCAAGAGTACAGACCTTTGGCTTCTAGCACTTTGACTTCATTCATATGTTTCCTTAAATTTGGAAGCGGAGGAAGTACTCGAAACTTCTGCGTAGAGCTTATGAGACTTACGGATGCCCTGAATCCCCGCTATATATTTATTATATCTTATGATCTTATATCTGTCAAGAACTTTATACAGAATCTCTGCAATCCATCTCAGGATCATTATACTCATCATAAAACACTGGACTTGTTCTACCTGAAGGATTTCGTAGAATGCTAACATCCACTTGAAGCTCTGAATCCAAAGCATCAAAAGAATTATCTAACGTATCCAAGCAATGATCACATTCTTGCGTTTTATTGAAGGCTGTGTGCTTAAAGTATCGTTTGCAAGTAATGCAGTTCATGTATAGGTTCTCTTTTGTATTTATATTGTTTTTCTTACATGTTGCTCATTATGGACATATAGAGTACTTTTGTCTAGAATGGCTTACATCTGTATTAGCGAAATTAGCGCTGGTTACTTATCCAGCTCATACTGAAGCATCTAAAGCTCGAAAGGATGAAACTAGCAATGGACTAACATATGAAGGTTGCTTCTATGCAGGTTTAAGCCTATTGGATCAAAAGCAGGTTTACATCTCTTAATAACGTAATTTACTAAAGAATTTCAGCTTAATTTATATAGAAGCCTTGATTATAACATATGAATTGTAAAATTTCAAGAGAAATATCAAGTACTTAATCAAAGATACAGAATTTATTTAAAATCTTAGCGTACTTGAGTTGCAATTTATTATATAGCCTTTTTGCTATAACCACATCCTGCACCACTAGGACTTTATCTTTGGAGTTTTCTTTCCAAGTCAACACATAAGAAAATACATCCTTTGAATGCGGTTGTAGTTTTAAAGCACCGGATAAATTTCTATGAGCTTCTTTTATTATATTATATACTTTCTTGGATATTAATCTAAGATTGCAATATCTATAATCATCTTCATTTAGATTTTTGTGCAGAACTACTTTGGTTATTATATCTGAATTATCTGAGATATTACTTGAAGTATTATATTGATTCGATTGATTACATTGATTTGATTCATTTACAAAATCAATTGCAGCTTTATTAGCTTTTAATTTAATTCTTCTTTTATTTCTATAGAATATTAAATAACCATCTTCACTAGGAAATATCCTGCGATATCTTGTATTATTTTTTAATATATAAAAAGCACCAGTTAATATATCATAATCAATTAAATCTTTTATGGAAGTTTCTTTTATATTCATAAGCACCTATATAATTTAAATATCAAATGTTTGATTGGTTGATTGATAGTTTCTTAAGGTAACGGAAGTCTTTGCACATGACACAAATCAAAATCCTTTAAAACGTTCTAAAACGCTCTATACGCTCGTTTCCACCCTTCAGGCTACATACCCCTAGACTCGTTAACGTTAGAGCCTTGTAGAGCCTTCTAGGGGCTTTGCTGAAGGTATCTGATGAGCGTTGATAACTGAAGTTGAAGCTTTAGAGCTTTTGCACAATTTCTGCACAAATCCAATAGAACTCAAGGTGTCTGAAGT